ATGAGCCTGACCGTCACCGATCTCTTCTGTGGTGCTGGCGGCTCGTCGATCGGCGCGACCGTGGCCGGGACGACGCTTCGGCTGGGGCTGAACCACTGGGACCGAGCCGTCGAGACGCACAACACGAACTTCCCCGACGCGGACCACGACTGCGCGAACGTCTCGGACACCAACCCGCGCCGCTACCGCTCGACGGACATCCTGCTTGCGTCGCCCGAGTGTACGAACCACTCGCTCGCGAAGGGCGCTCGTCGCCGTAAGCCGCAGGCAGGCTCGCTGTTCGACGACGGGCCGTCGAGCGACGCGGAGCAGGAGCGCTCCCGCGCGACGATGTGGGACGTCATTCGGTTCGCCGAGGCGCACGAGTACAAGGCGATCGTCGTCGAGAACGTCGTAGACGCTTTCAAGTGGGGCCCGAACGACGACGGCTCGCTGTTCGACGCCTGGCTGATGGCGATGCGGGCGCTCGGCTACGAGCACGAGATCGTCTTCTTCAACTCGATGTTCGCACCGCCGGTCCCGCAGTCGCGCGATCGGATGTACGTCGTCTTCTGGCGCAAGGGGATCCGCCGGCCGAACCTGCGCTTCGAGCCGGTGTCCTGGTGCCCGAGCTGCGAGAAGCTGGTCGACGGCCGGCAGACTTGGAAGCGGCCCGATCGCCGCCCGTGGGGCCGCTACGGGCCGCAGTACCTCTACTCGTGCCCGGAGTGCTTCGGGACCGTGCTGCCTGGTGCGATGCCGGCGTCGACCGCGATCGACTGGACGCTGCCCGCCGAGCTGATCGGCGATCGCAAGCGCCCGTTGGCGGACGCGACCCGCGAGCGCATCCGCCGCGGCCTCGAGCGGCTGATGCGCGAACCGTTCGAGATCGGCTTCGAGCGCGGACACCCGAAGCCGCTTACGCTGCCGCTCGTCGATCTCGCCGAGTTGCCGGAGGCAGCGATGGTCTTCCCCGTCGCTGGCAACACCTTCGAGCGCACGCCCGGTAACCGCGCACGCGACGCTTCGACGCACCCGGCGGACACCGTTCACGCGACGCTCGACCGGGCGATGGTCGTCCCGCCGATGGGCAAGGTCGACCCCCGCGACGCTTACCGGGCGCCCACGCCTACGCAGACGACCACCACGCGCGGCGCGCTGGTCATGGCGAACACCGAGAACCACGTCCCGAAGCCGGCGGGTGAGACGCCGTCACCGACGCTGCGCACCGAGGGCGGCCTTGCCGTCGTGCTGTCGAACATGGCGAACAACGTCCCGAAGATCGCGGACGAGGAGCCGGCCGCGACCGTCACGAGCGGCGGCAAGCTCGGCGTCGTCGAGCTCCAGGCCAACGGCGGCGTCCGGTCGCCCGACGCGCCCGTTCACACCGTGCGCGCTGGCGGCCAGCACCACGGCGTCATCATGCGCAACAACAGCGGCGGTGCCGAGATGTGTACCCCGGCCCACGAGCCGATCCGCACGCTCACGACTGGCTGCCACCAGTCGCTGGTGATTCCCTACACGCGGACGGGCACCGCCGACATCGCCGAGCGCGACCCGTCAGCGACGCTGTCGACACGCGACCGCCTGGCGCTCGTCGTGCCCGCGGGCGGGAACTGGCGCGATGACTCGACCCCCGCGCTCGAGCAGCCCGGCCCGACGCAGACGAGCCGGGAGTCCTTCGCGCTGGCGTGGGGCGACGAGGAGATCGACGCCTGCCGCTTTCGCATGTTCGCGCTCCACGAGATCGCAAACACCATGCAGATGGCTAACCACCCGGACGGCTCCGAGTACATCGTCCTCGGCAACAAGCGCGAGCAGATGGCCCAGTACGGCAACGGCGTCACCCCGCCCGTCATGGCGCTGATCGTCGCCCGGATCAGGGAAGCGCTCGACGCATGAGCGACGTCGAGCTGACGATGATCGAGACGGCCAGCGGCCGGTACGTCGATCTCACCGACCCGCGCCCCGAGGCGATCGACCTGGCCGACATCGCGCACGGGCTGGCGCACATCTGCCGGTACGGCGGCCACGCCCGCCGCTTCTACTCCGTCGCTGAGCACGCCGTTCTCGTTGCCCGCCGTCTCGCCGATCTCGGCTTCCCGGCTGCGGTGCAGCTCGCCGGCCTTCACCACGACGACGCCGAGGCGTACATCGGCGACGTGCCGCGGCCGTTGAAGATGCTGCTGCCCGACTTCCGCGAGATCGAGAGGCGCGTGACCGTGGCGATCGACGAGCGGCTGCGCTTGCCCGGTCTCGACGCTGACGAGACGTGCGCGGTCAAGGAGGCCGACGACTGGGCGCTGTTTGTCGAGGCGCGCGTCCTGATGCCGAGCCGTGGTGAGGGCTGGACGAACGCGCCCGCCCACGTTGACCAGCCGCCGTGGCGGCTCGGCCTGGCGGCGGGCTTCGCCCGTGCCGCCTGGGTGCGCCGCCACCTCCAGCTAGTCGAGGCCCACGACGACGACCACAGGAAGGCGACCAGTGTCTGACGCCTCGAGCAGCGTTCACGCCAAGCTGGCCGCTGTCCGCCGGTCGAAGATCGAGGTGACGAAGGTCCGCGAGCCGGACAGCGCGTTCGCGTGGGCTGAGGCCGACGCGGTCTTCGGCAAGGTGCAGACCAAGCTCGATCACCACAAGCTCGTGGTGAAGTCGGGGGTGCTGGGCGAGCCGAAGTTCGTCATGGGCAAGGAGAAGGTGCTCGCCTGCGTCCTGCTCCAGGTCACGCTGACCGATGTCGCGGCGCCGCTCGACGGAGACCGCGAGATCGTGGGCGAGTGGGCGGGCGAGACGTGGCTTGACCCAGACACGGGCGAGCGCGGGATCGCGGCGGCGATCACGAGCGCCCTGAAGGGCTGGTACGTCCACACCTTCGCCGTGAAGCTGCTGCCGGCACCGCTGGCGAGCGGCACCGTCTACACCGTCGCAGGCGCGCAGAAGGTCTCCACGGCGCAAATCGAGAAGTTCATCGGCCAGGCCCAGAAAGAGGCCGGCCTGACGGGCGCCCAGGTGATCGCGCTCGCGAACGACCTCTGCGACCAGCCGATATCCGGCCTCGCCGAGCTGCCACGCGCCGCGGCAGACGACCTCGTCGACCTCATCAAGTCGGTCGGCGCGCGCGAGCGAGCGAGAGAGCGCGACGCGGCAGCAGCAGGGAACCCATCGTGAGCAGGCCGACGAGCGAGGACTTGGAGCCGGCGATGCTGGCGGCGCGCGCCGCGCTCGAGGCGGCTGGGTTCGATGCCGTCTCGGTGGTCGTGACGGCGGTGCTGCCGAACGGCGAGAGGTCGTGGGTCGTGTCGAGCGACCCGGCACGCGATCCCGGCGACTGGACCCCGACGCTCGTAGCGACCTCCTTGGAAGGTGTTGCGAATGGGATCAGGGCGCGAGAGACGCCCGTAGGCCGTCACGGTGACGGTAGGACGGCCGCTAGGTCGGATCGTGCCGATTCGACGGGAGCGGGCGCGTGAGCGTAGAGGCGTCGAGCTGGGCCTTTGCGCAGGGCGGACTGCCCACCGGGGCGAAGTTCCTGCTGGTCGCGATCGGCAATCGCGCCGACAAGGCAGGCATCGCCTTTCCGGGCCGCGAATCGCTCGCGGAGGACTGCTGCTGTCGGCCTGAGACGGTGACGGAAAACTTGAAGCGGTTGGAGGCTGACCGCCTGATCGTCCGGTTCCCTCGCCGTCGTCGGAACGGGTCGCGGACCTCGGACTGGATCGTGCTCGCGCCCCTCGCCGCCGACCGGTCGCCGATGGTCGATGCATCCGAGGATGAGGTGCCCGCAAACGTGGCTGAGGTAGCTCGGGAAAGCTCAGGTGAGGAAACCCAAGGTGAGGAAATCTCAGGTGAGGTTGGGGGGCTTGGTCAGGTTAGGAAAACAGGGGGGCCACCCGAACCGTCAGTAGAACGGAACGGCTCAGGTTCACCGGCTAACGCCGGTGAACCTGAGCCTGTTCGGTCGGCTAAAGCCGACCGAACGGCTTCGGGTAAAGGGAACGTTGGAACTGCAACTACGGACGACTCCAAGGTCAAACGACCGGCAGCCGAGACGAACCGTTTGGTCAAGGAGCTGTTCGAGTTCTGGCAGGCCGAGTGCGATCACCCGAGGGCGCAGCTATCCGATGGTCGCCGAGCAAAGCTCAAGGCTCGGCTGAAGGATTCGACGCCGCGGGAGATCGGCCAGGCGATCCGTGGCGCTGCCCGAGCGGCGTACATCAACGACGACGGCAAGCGCTACGACGAGCTGACGCTGATCTGCCGGAACCGGGAGAAGCTCGAGGACTTCGTCGAGCGCTACGAGCTCAGCGAGCGTGGCGGCGCGGCGGCGGCCCGGAAGGCACGCTCGGTCGTCGATCGCACTGCTGACCGGCTGGCCGAGGCGGCGGCGTGACCGACATCACGCCACCGCAGAACGACGAGGCCGAGGTCGCGGTCCTCGGCACGGTCCTGCTCGCCAACGCTGCGCTGTCCGGTCTGCTCGCAGTCGAGGGCCTGCGCCCCGACCACTTCTACCGGCCGCGCCACCGGGCGATCTTCACGGCGATGACCGGCCTCGCCGACAAGGGCGAGCCGGTCGACGCCGTCACCTTGTGCGCCGAGCTTGAGCGCCACCGCTTGCTCGAGGAGGCTGGCGGCAACGCCTACGTCCACTCGCTGCCGACGATGGTCCCTTCGGCTGGCGCCGTGCGTGACTACGCCCGGATCGTGATCGCGGACGCTGGTTTCAGGGCGCAGCTCGACGCCGGTCGAGCGCTGATGCAAGCCGCCGCGGTGCGCGACGCGGACGGCGTCGCTGGCGCTGAGTCAGCACTTGCCGGCGGCGCTCGCGTGGCGGGGACGCTGCGGAAGGTGTCTCGGCTGGAGCGTCAGGAGGCGGTTGCGGCGCTCGTCGAGTCCGGCGGCGGCCGGATATGGAAGACGCCGTTCCTTCGGGTCAACGAGCTGTTCGCCGGGGGCTTCCGGCCGGGCCAGTTCACGACGCTCGGCGGCTGGCCGTCGCACGGCAAGTCGGCGCTGATGGTGCAGATGCTCGAGCACTTCGCCGAGCAGGGTGCCCGGTGCGCGCTCTACTCGAACGAGATGGAGTCGCAGGAGATCGACGGCCGCGACGTGTCGCGCGCTTCGGGGATCTCGTACTGGCGGCTTGTGCAGGGCCAGGTCAAGGACGACGAGCAGGGCAAGTTCCTGAAGGCGATCGAGGCGCTGGGCACGGGCTACGAGCTGATCGAGGCGGCCGGCGCCACGGCCGACGAGATCGCCTACGACATTCGGCGCGAGCGGTGGGACGTCGCGGTGATCGACCTCCTCAACGGCCTGCCGAACTCGTCGGAGACCAAGGACATCGACCACAACGTGAACACGTTGGCCGCCTGCTCCCGCCAGGCGTCGTGTCACATCGTCGGGTTGCAGCATCTCAACCAGTCACGCAACGTCGGCCATGCGTACCCACCCGAGCCGTCCGTTTCGGACCTTCGCGGCTCCGGCTCCATGTGGAACCTGTCGAACAACGTCCTGTTCGTCTACCGGGAGGAGTCGGAGACCGAGCCTGGCCTTGAGGGCGACGAGTCGATCATCAAGGTCGCGAAGGCCCGTGGCGGCTTGAAGGGCCGCGCCGACGTCGTGTTCGAGGGACGCCGGATGCGGTTCCGCGCGGCGGCGCAGCCGGGAACGGTCGGGGGGATCGCGTGAAGGTCTACTGCGCTTGCGGCGCCGAGAAGAAGGTCAAGGGTTGGGAGCCGCCACGCGAGGAGTTGCGGTGCGAGGACTGCCTGCGGCTGATGTCGACGTTCAGGCCACGGACGAAGGGCATCGACCGCAAGTCGAAGAAGGCGAGCGAGCCGTCCCGGCCAGCGGTCGAGGAGGTCGAGATCCTGCTCGCGCAAGCCGAGTGGGCGAGAGAGGTCCGAAAGCTTCCGTGCGCGGTCTGCGGGAAGCGTTGCGGTGTCACCCGTGGGCATCACGTTCTCTACCAGCAGTGGTTGGAGAGCGTGGCGAAGACGCTGGGGATCGACTTCGACCTGTTGCTGCGTTGGGATAAGCGCAATCGCCTGCCGGTCGGAGACCGCTGCCACGATCGCCACCACGACGCTGTCGAGCGCATTCCGCGCGCCGTGCTGGTCAAGCACTGCCCGGAAGTCTTCGCGATGGCGGCCGAGCTCGGCCACGGCCTCGAGCGCCGCCTGACGGACACGTACCCGGACGCCCTGGCGAAGGCGGCGGCGTGACGGCGACAGTCGTGTGCGGCTGCGACCGCGACTACCTGGCGGTCCCGCTCGGGCACGAGTGCGCCGCGCCGCGGGGCAACGCCAAGGCGGTTCCGGCGTTCGGCGCGATCGTCGACGCCGCATGTGCCGCGACGGGCGTCACGGTTCAGGCGGTCCTCGGCAGCAGCCGCCTGCACAGCGTCACCGGCACGCGAGCGGCGATCGTGCTGGTCGCCCGGGCAGAGACCGAGCTGAGCTGGGCCGCGATCGGCGAGCGCCTCGGTGCCCGCGGCGAGTCCGGCGCTTGTCGCATCGGCACGAACGCCGTGGCGCGCGACGCCGCCGATCCGGCCTTCGCCTCGCTCATTGTCCAGATCACCAAGGCGGTGTCGGCGTGAGGCGCCGGTCTTGGCACGTCCGGCGGGTCCGGTGGGTTGGCGGCCGTGGCGACGCGTCTCGCTCCCGAGCGCGGCGCCTGTTGACGGTGGAGCGCAAGATCATCCGTCGCGAGAAGGGCCGAACGCCATGAGCTTGTGCTGGCTCAAGCTCTACGACCACGAGTACCTGCACGCGCTCGCCATCGCGTGCGCGTCGACCGCTGACGGATGGGCGACGGCCAGCCAAGCGTTCGACGAGCTGGCGAAGCGGAATCCGCGCGCGGCGACCGTCATCGCTCCGGTGGCGTCGATCGCGAGCAAGTTCAGGTGGATGGTGCGGAAGGGCTGGGTCGAGAAGCTGGGCCCGTCCCCGAACCGGTACCGCGTCACCCGGGACGGGATAGCTGAACGCGATGGGCTGGAGCCGGCGCAGCGCCGAGCGAGCGTGGGGGCGAGCGCGTGAGCCGAGGGATTGGAGGCCACCATCAGCCGGTCGAGGGTCGCTCGAACGAGTGGTACACGCCGCCGCATGTCTTCGAGGCGTTGGGGATCGACTTCGACCTCGACCCGTGCGCGCCGGCCGGCAGGCTGCCGTGGGTTCCGGCCAAGCGCTTCTACTCGATCGAGGATGACGGTCTGACGCAGCCGTGGGAAGGACGCGTCTGGTTGAACCCGCCCTACGGCCCTCACACCGCAGCGTGGCTCCGGCGTCTCGCAGCGCATGGGCATGGGATCGGGCTCGTCTTCGCCCGCACCGACACGGCGTGGTTTCACGACACGATCGTCGCGGCGAGCGCGGTGTGCTTCGTCCGCGGCCGGCTGAACTTCGTGCCGCCAGAGCAGCGGCGAGCGTCCAACGGCACGACCAGCAACGCGGGCGCGCCTTCTCTCCTCGTGGCATACGGCGACGATTGCGCCGAGGCGATCGCGCAGGCCGGGCTTGGCCTGACGTTCGCAGTTCGTAGCCGCGACCTCGGCGGCCAAGGCTCTCTCTGGGAGGCCGCGGCATGAACTTCAAGCAGCACCTGGCCGATCAGATCCTTGTCGGCGAAAAGACGGTGACGCGCCGCGAGCCGTCCCCGAATCCGAACTCGCCGTGGTGGGTCGAGCGCTGCGCCTACATACCGGGCCGCGACTACGCGATCTGCCCCGGCCGCGGCAAGAACGCCGTAGGCCGGATGCTCGTCGTGTCGGTCGAAAAGGTCCGGTTGGGCTGGCTCGACGACGCGGAGGCCGCCAACGAGGGCTTCGCGACGGCCTACGACTTCACGCAGCTCTGGGCGTCGATGCGCAAGGGCGGCATCTACGACCCCCGACAGAAGGTTTGGCGCGTCGAGTTCGAGCTGCTGGCGGTCGCGGCCGAGCCCTTCCCCGAACTGGCAGAGAGCGGGCGAGCGTGATCGTCGACCGCGACGAACTGCGAGCGCTGCGACAGGGCAAGATCGACGAGGTCTTGGTCCGCCAGCGACCCCCAGCCATCGGGGCGATCGTGCCGCTGCAAGTCGGCGTCGGGAAGCGCGCAAGCTGCCATGCGCGCGTTGAGGACCACTGGCCGATCACCAGCGGCGACCACGAGGGCTGTCATGCCGTCAGGCTGACTGAGGTCGTGCGTGAGGTACCGACGCGCTTCCTCGGCAAGAGCGGCTACACCACGGACCCTGATCTGGCGAAGCGCGACGAGGAAGGCAGCCCTGAGTGGGCGCCGCCGAGCGATTGGGGCGATCCGGGGGTCGAGCTGCGCGCCCGCGAGCGCCAGGACAGGGCGGACGATCGGCTATCCCGCCGGATCGAGAAGGTCGTTGGCGCCAAGGAGTTCGATCGGCTCCTGGCAATGGCCCGCGAGCGCGGTGTCGATATTCGATCCGATCTCCGCGTCATCAACAAGCGCCTCGAGGCGATCGCGAAGAAGGTCGAGGATGGGCGAGAGGCGGCATAGGATCAACGCCGTGGACGCTTCCCGCGGTCTCTCCGCTCTCGCGAAGGCCGGGATGAGCGTGCGCGACTTCGGTTGGATCGACCCGGAGGCGTGGGAGGCGTGTCGTGCCCCTGCGGCGACGCATGGTCGCTTGGTCCTGTGGGGCGCTCGTGGCGACGACGTCCAGGTCGGCTCGCTCGAGGACCGTGGCCGGCGCCGGCACGAACTCGCCTTTCACCAGCTCGCCCTGGCGATCCGCGCCGGTCGGATCGCGCATGAGTTCGACTGGTCGTTCGAGCGCGTCGCGCGCGCCCTGGCGATGGACGCCGGCTCGATGGAGAGGCTGCGGCGCCAGATCGAGGGCCTCCGGTGAGCGAGCCCGTTCGTTCGCTTGATGCTCAGCGGTTGAGGCGTCTTGCTGTTGCCAGCTACGCCGCGGCGCAGCATCTTGGCCGTATCGCTGACGATCTCGGCAGGCTGACTGACATTGCTGTGAATCGTCGGGCTCTCAAGGCTCGCCGCGAGTTCCGCCGGATCAACGGAGGGCTTCCGTCCGATGGGGCGGATTGACTTCCAACTGAGCCGATGTTCGGATGGGCCTGCAGGTAAACAGGCCGCCCGCGTGCGCTACAGGACTTTCTACGCCCTGAGCATCGTTCTCTCCGCGTCTGAGGTAGCCGGCCTTCGAGCCGGCCCGAGCGCTGCGTGCGAGGGCGCTCACGCTGACTGACGCGCCACGCGGGGAACTTCTGGTCAAACCCGCTCGGAAGGGTTAGTGCCCTGGCAGGGGCCGAGCTTCGCTGGAGGAGGCGAAGCGAAATGGACTCGTTGTTCTCGACGATCGTCGCCGACCCGCCCTGGCGGGTACGCGGCGGTCCTAGCTGGGGAGGTGGGCCGAGCCGCCCGCTGCCATACCCGACGATGAGCGTTGACGAGATCGCCGCGCTCAACGTCCGGCACTGGGCAGCGCCCGACTCGCACCTCTACCTCTGGACGATCAACCGCTACGTCGAGGACGCCTACCGCGTTGCTCGAGCGTGGGGCTTCACACCTTCGACCCTGCTGGTCTGGTGCAAGCCGGTCACCGGCGGCGGCCTCGGAGGGACTTACAGGATCTCGACCGAGTACGTGCTGTTCGCTCGGCGAGGCCAGCTCACGGCTACCGAGCAGATCGGCCAGTCACATTTCGACTGGCCGCGCCAGCGGCGGCACTCGCAGAAGCCCGAAGCCTTCCTAGACATGGTCGAGCGCGTCTCGCCCGGCCCGTACCTCGAACTGTTCGCACGCCGCGCGCGCTTCGGCTGGGAGTACGCCGGCAACGAATCGCTCGCGACCGTCGACATCGACGGCATGGCGCACCGAGCCGAGTGCCCGCGCTGCCTGACCGAGCACGGCTCCGACGACTGCCCCTGAAAGCCCTTCTGGAGGTCTCACCAATGACCGATGTCGTCACCTACCGCGAGCGCCCCGATGGCGAGCCCATGACGCGTGACCAGCTCGCTGAGCGGGTCGAGTGGTGGCGATCCCGTGTCGTACCCGAGTGGCGCGTCGCGCTCAACGATGACCCGCCGCCAGATCACGACATGGACAACGTCGCTGGCGTCATGCAGTCCGACTGGACGATCGCCGAGCTCAAGATTCACTTCCCCGATGACACGCTTGAGCTCATCGACATCAAGCTCGACTGCATCATCGTCCACGAGCTGCTGCATGGTGCGCTCGACCGCGTTCTCGACCACGACGAGATCCTGCGGCCTCACGTTGCCGCGTCGCTTTGGATCGCCTACCAGGGCGGTCGCAACGGCGACATGGAGGAGTTCAACGACCGGATGGCGAGAATCATCGTCAACGCGGTTCACGGTACGTCTGGAGCTTTCTGCACTCGCTGGGCGGACGCTGGCGACGCGCCGCTCGAGAATGGCGTCGAGCACTCCGCAGGGTGAGACTTCAGGTCTGCAACGCGACTCACGTTCAATGTCCTGAGCTGACAGACCATCGGTCGGGCCAGTGTCCGATCCACCTGGCCGAAGCTCGCAAGCGCTCCGATGCCAAGCGGCCGAGCGCACGCGAGCGTGGCTACACCGTCGAGTGGGAGCGCGAGCGCGGCGCCTACATCGAGCGGTACGGGCCTGATTGCGAGTGCGGCTGCGGTCGAGAGGGCTCGGACGTCCACCACATCGACGGCCTCGGACCAACGGGCCCGCTCGGCTTCGACTGGTCGAACCTGATCCTGCTCGCGCACGAGTGCCACAGCCGCGTCACCGCGAGCGGTGGCGACCTGTCCGTCCTTCGCCGCACCTGACGTTCCACACCGATCCGGCCAAGCGGCCGGCTGGCAAGCGCCAGGAGGTACCTAGCAATGACATCGACTAGCCGCTTCGTGATCCTCTGCGGTCCATCAGGCGTAGGCAAGACGGCGATCCGTCAAGCCCTCGCACCACGACTCAGCGCAGCATCGCTCGGCCCCGACGACTTCGACGGCGACTGGTCGGCGCTCTACGCCGAGCTGGACCTATCCGACCGTGCTGTCGTCGAGTGCGTCGCGCTTCCGCGTGCCCTTCGTCGTCGGTGGACCGCCCGCCGCGCGATCGTCGTCAAGCTCGCCGCGCCGCGTCCCGTCCTCGAGCAGCGTCTGCGTGAGCGCGGGGAGGACGCCGCGACGATCGTGACGCGGTTGAGGGAGGACACGGACATCGGGTACGGCGACCACGTCATCGTCAACCTCACGGTGGACACGACGCTGGCTGAGCCTGTCGAGCTGGCGAAGGCCATCGCGGAGCAGATCGAGGTGCTCGGATGAGCCCGCGCACGGCCCGCCAGGGTATGCCGAGTGGCAGAGGACGGATAGACCCCCCCACCCCTTGCCGGATGGGCCACAGGGACCGCCAGGGGGGGCTTGTCGGGATCTGCAGAAATCCCATATGGGGGATTGCCACAGCGGATATGCTGGGAGGGCAGTAGCTGTGGCGCCGAATCCGAAGCCGCCCGGCCAGGCCATCCCGCGGGGTCAGAAGGGCGCCGCCAAGGGCGGCTGGACGACGCTTCCCGCCGCCGAGGATTTCAAGCGCCCGCCCAATCTTCCGACCCGCCGGCCGAGATGGCTGAAGGGGACGCGCGACTGGTGGGCGAGGCTGTGGGCGTCGCCGATGGCGACCACGTATGTCGCCGCCGACGTCGAGCCGCTGATCCGTCTCGCGACGTTCGTCGAGTGCTTCCGCCGTGGCGAGCTCGGCGCGACGGAGCTTGCGCAGATGACGGCGCTCGAGGATCGCTTCGGGATCAGCCCGAAGGCTCGCCGCGGACTTCAGTGGGAGGTCGCCCGCGCGTCGGCCGACGACGGCAAGGCTGAGGACCAGCCGCTCGCTGATGTCGTAGATATCCGGGCGGTCTAGTCGCGTGGCAGCCCCGCGCTGCCGCAACTGCGGCGGGACGGAGTGGACGACGACCGGCGCGACAGCGGACGACCTCGGCCGGTGCGTCGCGTGCCGCGAGTTCCCGACCCTCGGCTTCCAGGTCGTCCAGTTCATCGCCGCGAAGTGCGTCGTTCCCGACCGCGAGCAGATCGGGCAGCCATTCATCCCGATCGGCGAGCAGGCGCGCTTCGCGCTGCACCACTACCGGGTCAGCCCGACCGCCGTCTACGACGAGCAGAAGGGCCGATGGGTCGGGGTCTTCCACCACTACCGCGGCTCGCAGCTCACCCGCCCGCAGAAGTGGGGCAAGGGACCGTGGGCAGGCGCGCTGGTGTGCGCGGAGGCAGACGGCCCGGTCGTCTTCGACGGCTGGGACGCGAAGGGCCAGCCGGTCGGGCGGCCGTGGCCTACCCCGCTGATCCAGATCACCGCGCTCAGCGCCGACCAGGCCGGCAACGTCTGGGACGCGCTGCTGCCGATGATCCAGCTCGCTGACCTCGACGCGGATATTCCCGACACCGGCGAGACGCGGATCAACCTGCCGCGCGGCGGCAAGATCGTTCCCGTCACGTCGTCGGCGAAGTCGCGCCTCGGCCAGCGCACGACGTTCGTCGTGCAGGATCAGACGGAGTCCTGGTATGCGTCCAACGGGGGTCGCGACCTCGCCGACAACCAGCGGCGCAACCTCGGCGGCACCGGCGGGCGTTGGCTGTCGACGCCGAACGCGTGGGATCCGACCGAGGAGTCGGTCGCGCAGTACACGGCCGAGGAGGAGGTCAAGGTCGGCGGCGTCTACCTCGACGACGTCGAGCCGTCGAAGGGCCTGACGATCGACAACAAGGAGGAGCGCAAGCGCGCCCTCCGCCAGGTCTACGGCGACGCCTGGTGGGTCGACCTCGACCGCATCGACGGCGAGATCCGCGCCTTGCTTCCGCGTGACCCCGCGCAGGCCGAGCGGTGGTACCTCAACCGCAAGGAGGCCAAGTCCGCCAGGGCGTTCAACGGCGTCAAGTGGGACGAGAACTTCAAGCCCGGGTACATGCCCGAGCCCGGCGCGCTGATCGTGATCGGAGTCGACGGCGCGCGCTTCGTCGATGCCCTGGCGATCGTCGCGACGGAGGTCGTCACCGGCTTTCAGTGGCCGCTCGCGATCGTCGAGCGCCCCGAGAACGCGGGGGACGACTACGAGCATCCGATCGAGAAGGACGGCGAGGTCGACGGTGTCATGGTCGATGCCTTCGAGCTCTACGACGTGTGGCGCGTCTACATCGACCCGGGCTCGGCCACCGGCAACATCGAGCCGCTCGTTGAGCTTTGGGAGGGCCGCTGGGGCACCAACCGCGTGATCCGCTGGCTCATGTCGCGACCGCGCCAGGTTTGCATCGCCGTCCGCAACTACTCCGACGCGATCGCCACCGGCAAGGTGCCCCACGACGGCGACGAGACGCTGACCCGGCACATCAAGAACACCGTCAAGAAGCCGGAGAAGATCCACGACGAGAGCGACCCGACCCGCAAGCTCCACTCGATCACCAAGGACAAGCCGGGCTCGCCGAACAAGATCGACGGAGCAGCCGCCGGCCTGCTCTCCTGGCGCGCTCGAGGCGACGCGATCGCGGCCGACGCCACGACACGACCATCCGATGCCGTCGAGCAGCAGTCACTTCGGCCCGACTCAGGCACCCCCGTCGTCCGCCGTGGCGACCTCGTCCTGCAGGGCGACCAGTACATCGACCGTGACCCCGGTGACCGGGGCAACATCAAACGAGGCAGGTAGCCAATGGCCGCTCCGATCCGATGGGTTGCAGACAAGCTCGGCCTCATGCCCTCCGCTCTGGGGCCGCGCGCAGAGCAGGACTTCCTACACGAAGCCGCCGAGATGGGCAAGGACCGCATCGCGGGCTACGACCTCGCCGACGACTACTACGCCGGAGAGCACCGCGTAAAGCTCGATGAGCGCGAGCGCTCGTTCCTCGAGGCATCGGGGCTGAGCTACTGCGAGAACTTCTGCGAGACGATCGTCGACACGATGGTCTCGCGCTTGGCGGTGCGCGGGTTCGCCAGCAAGTCCAAGGATCGCCGCGAGTTTGCGAACGAGCTGTGGGCGGACAACCGCATGGACGCCGGCCAGATCCCGATCGTCGAGACGGCCGTCAAGCTCGGCGACTCGTTCGTGATCGTCGAGCCCGGCAAACCGGGTCAGAAGCCGCGCATCCGGTACAACGATCCGCGCCAGGTCAAGATCGTCTACGACTCGGGCGAGCCGCTGTACGCGTCGAAGGTCTGGGCGACGACCCGGCGGTCGGCGTCGAATCCCAACGGCCGCGCGATCCGGCGCATGAACATCTACTGGCCCGACCGGGTCGAGAAGTGGATGTCGGCATCGTCGAACGGGGACTGGGCGCCGTTCCGCGATGCCGCCGACGACGAGAGCCACGTCGTCTGGTGGACGATGAACGGCCAGGAGGGCGGCGAGCCGATCGGCATCCCCGTCATCCACTTCGCCAACAAGGCCGGGCCGCACTACGGCAGATCCGAGCTCACTCAGGTCATCCCCCAGCAGGACGCCCTGAACAAGGAGCTCGTCGACCACTTCTGGGTCATGGACGCGCAGGGCTGGCCTCAGCAATGGGGCACTGGCGTCCGCCTCGACGACATCGTCCGTCACCCCGGGTCGATCATCACCTCGGAGAAGGAGGAGGCGAAGTTCGGCCAGTTCGACGCGGCCGATCCGACCAAGACGATCTCCTCGATCGAGTCCACGATCAAGCGCATGGCGTCGCGCTCCCGCACGCCGCTTCACCTGATGCTCGCCGGCGGCAACCTGCCATCCGGCGAGACGCTCAAGACCTCGGAGTCCGGCTTCGATCGCAAGGGCGTCCGCTTCCAGACCGAGAACGGCAACCGCATGGAGGACGTCGAGACGATCGCCGCGCGGGTCGAGACCGCCTTCGGTAGCTCCAACCCGCCGCTCGACGAGCGAACCGACTGCGACTGGGAGCCCGTCGAGTCGCGCAACGAGATCGACGAGGCCAACACGGCGGCCGTCAAGAAGACGATCGGCGTGTCCTCCGACACCCTGCTCGAGGAGATGGGCTACGACCCGGACGATGAGCGCGACAAGCGAGCCAAGGAGACGCCTGTCGTCGCCAGCGAGCTGCTGAGCCGGGCTCGCGCGATGCAAGCGCCGACGCGTTCGGAGGAGTTGGGCGGCGGCCGACAGCCCGCGCAGGATCCCGCGAATGCCACGGTCTGAGCTGTCGCTTCTACTCACCGACGCCTACCGCGAGCGCCTCTCCGATCACCAAGCGACCGTCGAGGCGCAGGCGCGGCTCGCCTGGGGGCGCATCCCGCGCCAGGAGCCCGACCTTGACGCCGAGCATGATCGTTGGCTTCGCTTCACCCTTCCGGCGCTGCTGTCCGCGCAGTCCGCCGCGGCCGTCTCCTCGGCCGGCTACACCTCCGCCTTCGTGGCGTCCGAGCTGGTACGCGCCCCGTCGACCGTCCCGATCGACGCGCCCGACTACGTAGGGATCGCGCGCGACGGCCGGCCGATCCGAGATGCGCTGAATAGCCCGCTGATCGGCGTCAAGGCCGCCTTGAAGCAGGGACAGCCGCTCTCGCGGGCGCTCGACATGGGACTTACCCGAGCGCTTCGGATGCTGTGGCTCGCGGTCGACGCGGCAGCACGCGAGTCGCTGCGAGATGCGCAGCTCGCCGACGACAGGATCGTCGGCTACCGCCGCGCGATCGCCGGGACGTGCGGCGCGTGCCTGGCCGCCGCCTCGCGCACGTTCGGCAAAGGCGTCCGCTTCAAGATCCATCCCGGCTGCCAGTGCATCGCAGAGCCGCGCGTCGATGGCGTGGACGACACCCATCCGCGCGCAACAGGCACCGAGCTGTTCGCGTCGATGTCGCGCGCCGAGCAAGACAAGGCGGTCGGCGCCGACGTCGCCGCGCTGATTCGCGGTGGCGACCTCGAGATCACCGACCTCGCCGCGACCTCGCCGCAGCACCTCGGCGACGACTTCATCACGCAGGCGCCGCTCGCCTCGCTCGTCGCCGACAGCGACGACGCCACCGACGCCGCGTAGGCACCCAAGCGTTTCGACACAACCGAGCCGTCAAGCGGCGGCTCCTACCCGAGGAGGCCAAGTGGCTGATTCGATCGTGACGGCACCGCCGACCCTGGCGCACGCCGTCGACCCGCACGACCCTGACTACCTGATCGTCGGCGAGCGCCGGCTGAAGCGTCTGAGGGGAGGCGACGGCAACGATCCCGCCGACCCCGACAACGGTGGCGCAGTCACCCCGCCCGCCTTGCCGAACGGCCCGGACGGCACGCCGTTCGATACCGAGCGCGTCCTGCGCGCCCTGCGGCAGTCCCGCAGTGCAGAGCGGGAGGCCCGCGACGGCGAGCGCACCGCCCGCGAGGAGTTGACCACGGCCAATGGCCAGGTCACCGACCTTCGCAGCCAGGTCGCCCAGCTCCAGCAGCAGCTCCAAGAGGCGGGCGGCCTGAGCACCGAGGACGCGGAGGCAGCGCAGCGCCGCGAGACGGAGCTGCAGAGCCGCGAGACGGCGGCGCAGGACGCGTTGCGCCAGGGCCGGTTGCTCACCGAGCTGGCCAAGCCCGAGCACGGCATCGTCGATGCCGAGGCCGCGGCTCAGCTGATCGTGGGCGTCGAGTTCGACGCCGAGGGCAACCCGACGAACCTCACCGTCAAGGACGGTGAGGATCCCGAGAGCAAGAGCTTGCTCGACGGGTTCCTCGAGGCTCGCCCGTTCCTGCGGTCGGGTGCGGCACCGCCGCCGCCCGCGCCGTCGATCGACGGTGGCGCCGGCAACGGTCAGCAGCCGGTGGTCGACCTGACCGCCGAGGAGTTGGAGGCAGCCGACAAGGCCGGTCTGTCGCCGCAGCAGTACCAGGCACGCAAGGGCGTGCGCACCCTGAAGGACTGGCAGGCCACCAGGGCTCAAGAGAGCGCAGCCGCCACGCAGTAGCCCAGGGACGGTTCCCATCGCGGGTCTGTCCCCGAACCCGAACACGAGGAGACGAGCCGCTATGGCCGGATTCGAGTACCGCTACCGCCTGTCGGGCGGGGCGCCGACAGTGCAGTCGTTCCTGTTCAAGGACACCGAGAAGCTCACCAAGGGCGACATCGCCAACTTGGAGAGCGGCGAGGTCGACCTTGGCGCGACTGCCGACACCAACCTCCTGGGCCCCGTCCAGGAGACCAAGCAGGGCACCGATTCGACGACGCGCATCGAGACGATCGTCGACGAGGACGCCGTCTACGGCGTCCGGGACGCCAACGCTCGCAAGATCGGCGACACGCTCGATCTCGCGGGCGCCACCGGTGCCCAGGGCGTCGCGGCCAGCTCCAACAAGGAGTTCGTCGTCGTCGCCGAGTCCAGTGCGACCGAGGAGACCCTCGTTCGCATCAACCAGGACGCCCACGCGTTCCGCCGGGCGCAGTAGAGGAGAGCGTCAGATGAATACCTACACCCCCAAGGCAGACGCTCCGACACAGCTCGGCGGCGTCGTTCACCACGGCCGTCTCCTGCGAGCGATCGCAGGCGGCAGCCCCGAGCGGGCAGCCCACTGGTCGGAGCTGCTCACCCCCCAGCTCACCGAGGCGTTCTACATCGGGTTCTCCGATGAGGGCCGCCGCGCGAGCATGATCGAGCGGATCTACGGGACCCGCGACTCGGAGCGCGCCTTCGAGGAGCACCTCGGCGTCGGCACGCTGCCGAACCAGTGGAACGAGTTCGCGAAGACGGGCCGCGTGCCCTACGTGGAGCGCAAGAAGGGATTCCTCAAGCGCTACACCCACGTCGAGTTCGCGCAGGGCTTCGTCGTCGAGCGCAAGCTCATCGACGACGACCTGACCGAGACGGTCGACGACGACGCCCGGTCGCTTGGCGACTCGGCGTTCCGCGCCCGCGAGATCGGTGCGGCGAGCGTGTTCAACAACGCGTTCCTCGACACCGGCATCAACTCGGACGGGCTGGAGATCGCCGGCCCGGACGGTGTCGGGCTCTGCTCGGCTGTTCACCCGCTGTCTCAGGACAACCCGGGCGACACGCAGTCGAACGAGGGCACCCTCGCGCTGACGGCCGACAACCTCGGCACCACGCGCGTCGCGCACTCGAAGCTCACCGACGAGACGGGCGGTCTGATGAACGTCATGTCGAACGAGCTGCTGATCCCGCCGGAGCTGGAGGACGCGGCGACCCAGGCCGGCGTGTCCGCCCTGGAGCCGGACACCGCCAACAACGCGGTCAACCCGCAGCAGGGCCGCTACACGCGCGCCGTGTGGCACTACCTGACCAACCCGACCGCGTGGTTCCTGATGGACTCCGCGCGCCGGTCTCGGTCGCTGCTCTGGTACGACCGCATCCCGCTCGAGTTCGCCCGCGAGGAGGATTTCGACACCCTCCAGGCCAAGTTCCGCGGCTACGGCCGCTGGTCCTACGGCTGGCGCGACTACGCCTGGGTCTACGGCCAGAAGCCGGCCTAGAGGAGGGGGACGATCATGGGAACCACGCGATTCCCCAACGGCATCTCCGATGCCGGGGATGTCACCAAGCGCGGCACGGTGGAGGTGACGGGCGCAACGCTCGTCGTCGCCACCGGCCTCTCCTCGATCGAGGGGTGTGTACTCACCCTCGCCGAGGACCCCGGCGCAGGCGCCGGGGACGTGGCCCTGCTCAGCTACACGGCGTCAGGCGGCGACCTGACGATCAAGATCTGGCAGGACGACGCGACCGCAGCGACGGAGGACACGACCGTGTCCTACCTCGTCTGGGGCGCGGAGTAGACGCCGAATGCCGACCAAGGCAGAGCGGTACGAGCGGCTGTACCCCGGCACGGGGTGCAGCGACTCGCAGAAGCAGGAGCGGATGGAGCGCATCGACTTCAAGGACGAGGTCGGTGCGCTCCGGCGCACCAATCGCAACCGGGGGATCGTGGTCCCCGAGCTGCCGTGGCAGCGGAAGGAGTAGACGACATGACCACCGAGAGCTTGCGCGTCGAGGATCTCGACGCAACGCCCAAGGCTGAGCTGGAGAAGTTCGTCGCCGACAACGACATCAAGGTCGAGGGGACGGGCGCCGGCGGCAACGTCCTCAAGCCCGACCTGGAGCGCGCGATCACGCGCTACCTCGAGGAGCAGCCCGCGGCTGCCGACTCGGCGCCCGACGACGACCCGGACGCTGCCGTGGCAGCGGGAGGAGACGCCGCCGACGACACACCGGCCGACGAGCCTGCCGCCGATCCGGCCGACGAGGTCGACGCCGACGAGCCGGAGGCTGAGCCCTCCGGGGAGTACGTCGAGGTGCGCCGCAAGATCGAGCGCACAACGATCGACGGCGACTGGTGGGATCCGTTCTCCGACCATTCGATGCACCACTCGGTTGACGTGTGCCCGGTCAACGGGGCACGCCGCGACGGCGACGAGGCGGTGCTGCTCGTGCCGGCCGAGGAGGCTGATCGCTATGCCGATCGTTGACGGAGAGGTCGACGTCGCGACGCCGGGGACAGCCGTAGCGCTGTCCTCGTCGTCGGCGGGCGGCCACGTCGAGATCCAGGCGAAGGCAGAGAACTCCGGCGACGTGTACGTCGGCGGCGAGACGATCGCCGTAGGCCGTGGCCTCACGCTCGCCGCGGGCGACCGCGCCGAGCTGCCCGGCGTCGACGACCTCGGCAACGTGTTCGTCGATGCGGAGAACGCTGCGGAGGGCGTGACCTTCGTGTGTGTCACCTAGCCCATGTTCACCTACAACCTCGCCGCCGCCGACGCCCAGGAAGTGCTGATCTCGAAGGTCCGCCTTGAGATCGGCGACACCACCGAGGCGTCGGCGCTGTTCACCGATGACGAGGTCAAGGCCAAGCTCGGCGACCACGGTGAGAACGTGGCGCTTGCCGCGGCGGCGCTGTGCGACATCCTCGCGCGACGCTTCGCCCGCGAGTTCGACTTCTCGACTGACGGCCAGTCGTTCAGCCGCTCGCAGAAGTCGAAGCAGTACGCACAGCTCGCCCGCGATCTACGCGGCCGGGCTCAGGGAGCGACGACCGTGTCGACGCGCCGCGACGACGGCTACAGCCAGGACGTCGACTTCGGCGCCGTGGGCACCGCGCGCACGGGGCGCGTCCGCCGGGGTTACACCGACCCCGACCTCCCCGCCTAGCCACCCCCGACCAAGAGGGAGCGCACATGCTCGACGCTGGCGAGCTCGCCGCGATGCGCGAGACGGTCGAGGAGACCCTGCCCGACACCTGCACGATCAAGCGCAAGGCGGTCACCGACGACGGCCAGGGCGGGCAGACCGAAGCGTGGAGCGACCTGGCGACCGGCGTCGCCTGTCGCCTCTCGCCGCTGTCGTCGCAGATCGACCACGAGGACGAGGTCGAGGACGGAATCGCCACGACGAAGTTCCGCCTGGTCACGCTGCCCGCCAGCCAGGACATCAAGGTCGAGGACCGCATCGTCGTCGGCGGGCAGACGCTCGAGGTGCGCGGCCTACGAGATCCCCGGTCGTGGCAGCTCTCACGTCGCGTCGAGTGCCTGGAGGTCACCTAATGGCCAAGAAGTCCACCACCCGCCTGACAACCCGCATCCCCGCCGTGATCGCGAAGGCGCCCGGCACGGTGGGCATCGTCGTCGCCGCCGCGGCCGAGAACATCAAGGACGGAGCAGAGGAGAACATCCAGAGTCAGGGCCTCGTCGACTCCGGCGAGCTGCTCGGCTCGGTCGAGGTCGTCGACCAGGGGCCGTTGGCGAAGGCGGTCGTCGTCAACGCCTTCTGGGGCGAGTTCCACGAGCTCGGCACCGAGAGCCTGCCGGCCAAGCCGTTCCTCGGCCCCGCGGCCGACGCGGAGCGCCCGGCCTTCAAGGCTGCGATGGGCGCCGCGATCAAGCGGGCGGCGAAGTGAACGCCGTCGTAAAGGCCCTTCGCGAGGAGCTGCTCGCCGACGCGCCGCTCGTCGCGCTGCTCGCTGATCCGAAGGCCGTCTGGGAGGACGTCGCCCCGCAGGGCTCCGGCCATCCGTTCGTCGTCATCAGCCTCAACTCTGGCCCCAAGGAGTTCACCCTCGACGGCCTGGCGTTCGACAAGCCGCGCTACCTCATCAAGGCCGTCGACCCGTCGTCCTCGGCTGTCAAGGCCGGCCAGATCGCCGACCGCGTCGAGGCAGTCCTCACCGACGCGGACCTGACGATCGCCGGGCGCCACCACGCCTACCTGCGACCCGAGAGCGACGTCGCCTACTCCGAGGTCAAGGACGGCAAGACCTACCGCCACCGAGGCGGCCTGTACCGGCTCTACGTGGCCTAACCCGCCGCCTCGCGCGGCCCAGCAAAGGAGGCCCTCCGTGGCCGACTCACAGAAGCAGGAGTACCGCGTGCTCCGCGGCCTCAACTGGGGCCGAGACGAGCGCGCCGAGCCCGACGACATCCGAAGCGACATCCCGCCGGAGTCGATCCCCTGGCTGTTGCGCGACGGGCTGATCGAGCTTGTCGGCGGCACCTCGCCGAAGGACATGAACCGCAGCGATCTCGACGTCTACGCCGCCACGGTCGGCGTCAAGGAGCCCGAGAAGCTGCCCAACAAGAACGCGGTGCTCGCCGCAATCGAGGAGGTGGCCTAGATGGCCCAGCACGGCTCGCGCGCCAAGGTCTTCCTCGACGCGCTCAACCTCACCCGCTACCTGAAGTCGTTCTCATGGGAGCGGTCGACCGACCCGCCGGATTCCACCGCGCTCGGCGACGACGCGCACAAGTTCATCCCCGGCCTTGAGGACGCCTCGGCGTCCGGCGAGGGCATGTACGACTCCGACAGCGGGCCCGCGCTCGACACGCGGACCAACCAGCCGTCCGTTCTCTCCTACTACCCGTCCGGCGACGCGGCTGGCGCGCTGGGGCAGGGAGCGTCGGGCATCCCGACCTCGCTGGCGATCGAGTCGCCAGTCGACGGCATCACCACGCTGAACATCGAGACGCAGGCGTCAGGCGGATCGGAGCGGCTCGTGTCGATCGCGCCGCTCGCATCCCGCACCGGCACGGCGAACGTCGCCAGCCACGACGGCGGCGCGTCGAGCGCGACCGGCTGGGCGGCCTACCTGCACGCGACGAGCGTGCCGGAGGGCGAGACGCTCGACGTGAAGCTCCAGGACTCCGCTGACAACTCCACCTTCGCCGACGTCGCGACCTTCGCGGAGGTCGACGAGGACGGGGGAGCCGAGCGAGTCGCGGGGGCGGGCACGTTGCGCCGCTACGTCCGCGCCAGCCACGTCGTCTCCGATGGAAACGCGACCTACCAAGTCGGCGTCTGCCGCACACCCAACGAGTAACCGGCAGCGCGCCTGCCAAGGAGGAAGTAAACGATGGGATTCGACCACGGAAGCAAGGCCAAGCTCACGATCACCGACTCTGGCAGCGTCGTCCGAGATGTCTCGGGCTACCTGTCCAGCGTCGGCCTCGAGCGCTCCGCCGACGCCCCAGATGTCACCGCCCTGGGCGATGACGCGCACAAGTACATCCCGGGCCTCTTCGAGGGCTCGCAGTCGTGCGAGGGGCACTACGACCCGACCGCCTACGGCTGGATCGACGGCATCCTCAACGCGTTCAGCGACGTCGTCTACTACCCGCAGGGTGACGGCGTCGGCAAGCCGAAGGCCGAGTACGAGGCGATCGTCGGCGGCCTGAACATCGAGACGCCGGTCGACGACAAGGCGTCGATGTCGTTCGAGCTGCAGCTCAACGGCAAGCCGACCTGGGGCGTCGTCGCGCCGTAGGTGCCGGACCTCGCCTAGCACGAGCCCACGCGCGCCCGTCGCCGCCGCCGTACCTCGGCGTTCCGGCGGCGGGCGCGCTCACGTTGCAGACCTGAAGGAGACCCACCAGATGGCAACCCAGAGAAACCAGGCCAAGTCCGCGCGCGCCGCAGACGGCAAGATCCTCACCTGGCAGGAGATCATCGAGGCGCAAGACCTCCCGACCGACGTGATCGACGTCCCCGAGTGGGGCGGTCAGGTCAAGATCCGCGCGCTCACGCAGGGCGAGGCGGGCCAGGTCATCAAGCGCGTCTCCGAGGGCGAGGGCGTGCAGTTCGAGCTGCAGGAGCGGCTGATGGTCCGCTTCGGTCTCGTCGAGCCGGCGATCGGCGATGACGCGCTCGACACGCTGCTCGACAAGTCGGCGGCCGTCATCAGCCGCCTCTCGGGCGCGATCGACGCGCTGAGCGAGGACACGCCCGACATCAGGAAGAAGTCGCGCGTCTCCTTTCGCGCTAGCGCTGGGGCCAGCTAGCGCATTCACCGACGAAGAGGCGAAGCGTCTGCTGCTGGCGAGGGAGCGAGCTTTCGAGTTCGTCCTCGCTAGTCGCCTGCACAAGACGCTCGCCGAGATCCGAGCAATGCCCCGCTCGGAGTTTCTCGAGTGGCAGGACTTCGTCCACGTCGAGAACGAGCTCAAAGAGCACGAGCGCAAGCAGCAGGCGCGGCGCAGAAAGTGACACGCGATCACCGGAACGGAGATCGCCCGGCTACACACCGTCGTTGACGCGGACCTTGGTCCGCTTCAACGCAAGCTAGCCCAGGCGAACGCCCTCAACCAGAAGGCAGCTTCGAGTGCCGCCCGCATGGGCGGTGAATTTGACGCGGCCGGACGGAAAATGGCCGGTGCCGGTGCGCTGGCGTCGAAGGCGTCGAGGGGCGTCGATCGCCTCGAGCGGTCGATGTTTACGGCAGGCAAGGTCGGGGCGGTAGGTCTCGCCGCTGGCCTTGCCTACTCGATCAAGAAGGCTGCCGACTTCGAGTCGCAGCTTTCGTCGCTGAAGGCGGTCACTCGCGCCAGTGGCCGCCAGATGGAGGTCTTGCGGGGCCAGGCCCTCAAGTCGGGCGCCGCGACGAAGTACTCGGCGCTCGAGGCCGCCAAGGCGCAGACCGAGCTGGCCAAGGGTGGCCTGTCGGTCACGCAGATCATGCGCGGTGGTCTGCGATCCGCGCTCGCGCTCGCCGCGGCCGGCGAGATGGACCTCGCCGCCGCGGCCGAGACGACGGCGAACGCGCTGAAGCTGTTCGGCCTGCGCGGCAGCAAGAGCATGAAGGTCGCCGACGCGCTCGCGACCGCCGCGAACAGCACCACCGCCGACGTCAAGGACTTCGCGCTCGCGCTGAAGATGGGCGGGTCGGTCGCCAAGCTCGCCGGGCTGTCGTTCAACAGCACCGTCGTTGCCCTGGAGGCGCTCGCCGAGGCCGGCATCAAGGGCTCGGACGCCGGCACCAGCCTCAAGAGCTTCTTCCTGAACATCGGCACGCCGTCTTTGAAGGCCGCCAAGGCGATGCGCGGTCTCGGGATGGACATCTTTACGGCGACCGGCGAGCTGAAGCCGCTGCCCGCGATCGCCGGCAACCTGCGCCACGCCTTCGGCGACCTCACCAAGGAGCAGTTCCTCAACAAGGCCGGGGTGATCGCCGGCAGCGACGCGGTGCGGACGCTGTACTCGCTCTACGACGCCGGCCCCGAGAAGCTGCGCAAGCTCGCGGCGGCCACGTCGGAGCACGGCACTGCGGCCGACGTCGCCCGGATCAAGCAGGACAACCTCGCTGGCGCGATCGAGCACCTCGGCGGGTCGTTCGAGACGCTCGGGATCACGGTCGGCTCGAAGATGTTGCCGTCGCTCACGCTCGGCACGCAGGCGTTGACGAAGTGGGTCAACACCGTCAACCGGATCGCTGCCCGCGAGGATCTCAACCTCGGCCAGAAGATCGAGCTGTCGATGAAGGCGGCCGAGCGGCAGCTAGGCCCGAGCCTCGATCGCATCGCGACCGAGCTCGAGCAGGCGGGCCTCGGGGACAAGCTCGGCAAGGGCTTCAGCGAGGCGATGGAGTTCGTCGCCGAGCAGGCCGCACACGCTGCGCCGAAGGCCGTCAACGCGTTCTTCGACGCGTGGCGTGGCGCGGACGCCTGGGGCAAGCTGATCGCGGGCGCCTGGCTGATGCACAAGTTCGGCGGCTTCGCGATGTTCCGCACGCTCGGCCAGAAGGCCGGCGGCGAGATGGCGCTCGGCATGACCGCCGGCATGGCGGCCGGCGGCGCAGGCGGCGCGGCAGGGGCCGCTGTAGGCGCCGCTGCCGCGAAGGGGTCGATCCAGTGGGTCAAGGGGCCCGGCGGCGCGATGATCGCGCAGACCGGCGTCGCGATGGGGCAGGGGATGGCGACCGGCGCGTCGACCGGCGTCATGGGCCGCCTGCGTGGCATGGCCGGGCCGATGAAGGCGGTCGGCAAGGGCACCCTCGGTGTCGCGCTCGGCATGGGGATCCTCGACGGCGTGTCGTCGGCGATGGCCGGCGAGCGCGGCTTCAGCTTCGGTGACCACTTCCAGCGCGCCTCGTCGACCGCGACGATGGGCCTGATCCCCGAGCCGAAGGCAATCGACGAGCGGCTCTCGACGATCGCGTCGCGGATCCAGACTTGGAAGGACTCGGGGGCGCTCAAGCTCTCCGATCCCAACGACCCCGACCGGTCGCTGATCCGTCAGGAAGACCTCGACGACTTCACCGGGGCCGAGAAGAAGCTGCTGACCGGGATGGCGCGGCTGCGCAACAACGCCAACCAGATGTTCGGCGCCGGCACGCGCCTGATCGACGAGGCGTGGATCAACCCCGATGGTGCGCTTCGCCAGCTCGAGCTGCTGCAGAACGGCTGGGCGCGGATGCGCAGCAACTTCGTCGTCAACGCGCAGGGGATGCGCCAGGCCGCCGACGACAACCTCGTTCGGATCTCGAAGACGCTCGGCGTCAACAGCGCCGCCGGCAAGGAGGCCGTGCGGCGCAACTTCTCCGAGGCCGCCCGCTGGATTCGCGTGCATATGTCGGACGGCAAGGGCCTCACCGCCGAGGGCGCCGCCGAGATGGAGCGGCTGCTGCGCACCCACACCAGCAACGCCAAGAACGCCGTCAAGACCCACCTTGGCGACATCGTCTCGACGATCGAGGCGACGATGTCGCGGTCGGGCAAGCTGACCGCCGAGGGCCGGACGCTCATCAAGTGGGCCTACGAGGTCGGCATCGCGAGCGCGGCGTCGGACGGCAAGCTCGGCGCGATGAGTGCGCAGATCGACCGTCTGCGCGACGCGTCGATGCCCGCCAAGACCAAGATCGCCGTCCTCAAGGCGACGATCGACAAGGTCAGAGACTCGGCGTGGGGGACCTCCGATCAGGTCGCCGCGCTGCGCGACGAGATCGCCCTGCTGAAGGGCAAGAAGATCAACGTCGGCGTCAACCTGAAGCTCAACGACATGCTCAACGGCGAGTCGTGGGGCGGCGGCGCGTTCGGCAACACCAACACCCCGGCCGGCCCCTCGGGCGGCCCGTCCGGCGGGCCGGACCTCGAGGGCCGCGTGCGCCGCGGCTCGAAGAAGAAGGTTCAGGAGGCGATCAACTCCGGCAAGCTCGACCCGTTCGGGCTGCTGGGGCCGCTGATCCCCGGCGCTGGCGGCAAGGTCGCCGGTGTCGACGGGTTCAACCCATTCGCCGGCAAGTACGGCCTGTCGATCACGTCGGGCTTCCGGGCCGGCGACGACGGCTACCACGGCGTCAACCGCGCCCGCGACTACTCCAACGGCGGCGGCCCGACGCCGGGGATGATGGGCTTCGCCCGCTTCATGTTCGGGAAGTTCGGTAGCCAGCTCAAGGAGCTGATCTACAGCCCGATGGGCGTCGGCATCAAGGACGGCCGGCCGGTCAACATCATGGGCTTCTACGGCCGCTCGGTCTACGACGACCACATGGACCACGTCCACGTCGCCTACGCCAAGGGCGGCCGGCGAGCGCGGTCGCACCGCCAGACCTCCCCGAACGTGATGTACGCCGAGGAGGCGCCGGCGCATCCCGAGTACTTCATCTCGACCAACCCGCGCGACAAGCAACGGTCGCTCGGCCTGCTCGCCCAGGCGACGCAGGAAATCGCCGGGGGCAGCGGCAAGGAGCGCATGGCCTACTACCGCCACGGCGCCCGCCGCGGCGGCGGCACGAACAAGTGGAACCAGACCTTCAGCCAGCACGGGCTGAGCGACGCGCCCGGCAAGCCGCAGATGTCCGAGCGCGGCATTCGGATGCTGCTCGAGCAGTACGGCCGCCTGTCGCCCTACATCGCCGCGGTGCTCGCCAAGGTCTTCCGCAAGCGCGAGTCGCTCGGCTACCCCGGCATCGTCGCCTCAGACGGCGGAACGGGCCTCGGCCAGATCACGAACTGGGCATGGCCGAAGGGCTCGCCGCTGCACGGCATCCTGGCCAAGCTCGGCGGGATGAAGGCGATGCGCAACCCCGTCCAGAACGCCAAGATGGTCGGCGCGCTCGTCGAGTACTCCAAGCGCGACGGCGCGAGCCCGCTGCAGCCCTGGGCGGCATCCAACACGGGGCAGTTCGCCGCGTCGGTGCCCAACGACATCGACTCCGTCTTCGGCAAGGGCGGGGTGCCAAAGGGCGGCGGCGGGGCGCTGTCGCAGAAGGTGCTCGCCGGCTACCAAAAGTCGTTCACCAAGAAGTCAGCGCGGCTGCAGGAGGTCAACAGCCTGCTCAAGGGCGGCGGGCTGAAGAAGGACCGGCGCGAGAAGCTGCTCGACGAGCAAAAGACGCTCAAGGGCGACCTGAAGGCGCTCAAGGAGGAGCTGGGCGACCGCACCCCGACCAAGGGCCGGCACAAGCTCAACCTCGAGGAGCGCCTGACCCGCAACGACCGCGCGACCGCACGCGCCGAGACGACCGGCGGCAAGGGCGACGATCGCAAGGCCGGCTGGGCGCGGATCAAGCTGCTGCAGGAGCAGCAGGCCAAGAAGCGCAAGCGGCTCGCGAAGATCAACAAGGCCCTGAAGGGCAAGCTGACCCCCGCCGCCCGGCAGCGGCTCCTACAGGAGCGCTCGACGCTGCTCTCCGACATGGCGTCGATGCCCGGCGAGGCGACCTCGACGCTGGAGTCGTTGGCTGGCGCCGGCGCCAAGCAGCAGCGGCTCCAGAAGGCCGCCAAGAGCTTCGGCATCGGCGCTCCCGTCCCGGAGACCTCGCCCGCCCAGCAACGGGCGCAGCTCGCCTGGGAGCAGGCACAGGGAACCCCCGGCAAGGCCGACGATCGCGCGGCTGCGAAGACGCAGGTCGACCTCGCCCGCGTCGCGCTGCAGGCTGCGCAGAAGTCCGGCGACCTCGGCGAGCTGATCGAGGCGACGCAGAACCTCAACCAGGCCACCGAGAACCTGGAGTCGCTCACCCCGAAGGCGACCGACTACATGGACGCCGCGCTCGTCCGCGCCAAGGTGCTCACCCCCGACGACCTCAACGACGACCGCGCGGCTCTCAACCAGCAGCTCGCCTACTGGGAGGGAGCCTTCAGGTCCGCGCTCGCGACCGAGGATCCATTCGACGACATCGAGGCCGGCAACGCGCTGATGGGCGTCCGTGACGCGCTGAAGGCGCTCAACGACACGCTGAGCGAGAGCCAGCGCGACGACATCCTCAAGTCGATCGAGGAGAACCAGCGCAAGATCCTCGCCCTCGCGGACCAGGGCAAGCTGATCGAGGCGGCCGTCGCGGCGATGCTCGACGGCACGCTCGGCGCTCGGGCCGCCACGACGCAGCGCCTCGACGGCGTGCCCGCCTGGAGATAGGAGCCCCCCTTGCCATTCGAGAACGCAATCCTTGATCCCGAGGCCGCGAGCGTCGAGCTGCACGACGCTCCCGGCAGCGTGGAGATCCTCGAGGTCGACTACACCCCGCCGGCACCCGAGCTGGTAGGCGCGACGAGCATCGCCGTCGAGGGCACGCTGCCCGCCGCCCGCAAGCTGCCGAACCGGACGATCACCTGCAAGGTCAAGGTCTACGGCGCCACGATGCGCGACCGGCTGCTGCTCATCGAGCAGAAGGTCGGCAAGCTCTCGTCCGAGGGCGGCGTGTGGCGGCGCGTGCTGCCCGACGAGTCGTTCATCGACTTCGACGTCGTCGGCTGCAAGATCGTCGGCCTGCCGACCGACTGGCGCTTCGTGCAGCGCGATTTCGCAGAGGTGACGATCGAGGCCGAGTGCAAGCCGCTCGGCCGCGGCGAGCGCTACAACGCCGGCACATTCACCTTCGACGGCAGCCCGCTACCAGTGCTCGACGTGGTCGTCGAGGACGTGCCCGGCACCGCCCGGGCGCTCGCCGACGTGCGGTTGACGTCGCCCGACGATCAGTGGCGCGTCCGTTGGGGTTGGGAGTCGCGCCAGTACTCCGACGCCGAGACGGCGCAGCCCTACTACCCCGCGCAAGACCTAACGCCGCTCGACGGCGCAACCGCGACGACCGCGACGATCCAGGGCGTGTCGGTTCCGGTCATCCGACAGGGCACGCTGACGCCGAACTGGCGGGCCGTCCACTCGACCGAGCTCGCGGCCGGCGGCCACCTGACCCACGCCGGGATCTATGAGATCCTCGTGTGGCTGCACCTCCCGACCGGGAACACCGGCCAGGTAGAGGTCAAGCTCGAGTACGGCGCGGGCACCCGCCGCACCGAGAACTCAGCGCTCATCTTCCCGGTAGGCCACGATCGAGCCGGCGAGCTGGTGCTCGTCAGCCTCGGCCAGGTCTTCCTACGCCCCGCCTCGCAGGGTCCGCACCACTGGATCGGCACCGTCGCCGCACGCTCGACCATCGTCGGCGACGACATCGACGTCGCCCACATTGGCGTGATCCCCGTGGCCGAGGGCAACGGCACCGTGTCCGCCGAGGCATCCATCTCCACTCCGCTGAGCGTCGCGATCCGCGACGAGTTCGACCAGGCTTCTGGCAACCTGCACGGCAAGTCGATCGCCGCGGCTGCAAGCGTGTCTGGGCCGCGCAACCCCGGCACGGCTGCCGACGACGCCGGTACCGGCGCCCTCACCTGGGCCAACCCCTCGTCGGTGCTGGCAGAGGATGGCGCGCTGGCGGACACCAGCAGCGGCGGATCGCCTGGCATCAGCCACTACCTAAAGGCAACGAACTTCGGCTTTTCGCTGCCGGTGGGCGCGACGGTTGACGGCATCGTCGCCGAGATCAAGCGCGGCGCCGACGGTCTCGGCGACCAGATCGTCGACAACCACATCTTCTTGGTCAAAGCCGGAGCCATTCAAGGTGTCGGCAACCACGCCGCGGGCGGCTTGTGGCCGGCGGGCGCGCTGATCTACAGAAGCTATGGCTCCCCGAACGATCTCTGGTCGAACACCTGGACTCAGGCCCAGATCAACGCGAGCGGCTTCGGCATCGCGATTTCGGCGTCGATGCTCAACGGCAGTCGCGCCCAGATTGACCACGTCCGGGTCACCGTCTACTACACCGCCGCCACGGGGCAGACGTGGGCGACTACCGGCGACGCGACGGACATCGCGGTCGAGGCGACGGGCCACACTGCCCAGCGAGGGGAGGTCTCCGACGCCGACACGCTGACCGGCCGTTACGCCGTTGCCGGGACTAACACCTTCTCCGACGTGGTCGTGTCGCTCGCGGCGAAGCGCTCGGTCCTCGATGTAGGTAGCTCGCAGCAGCTCCTGCAGTCGGCGCTCGCCCGGTACACCGATGCGAACAACTGGTTGATGGGCGGCTACCTCACGACTACCGCCGCCGATTTCGCCTTCGTCGGCAAGCGCGTCGCCGGCACCTACGAGACCCTCGGCGCGGTAGCCGTGCCGAGCTACATCGACTGGCGCACGATCTGGCTGCACGCTGACCGACTCGGCCGCTACTGGCTCTGGGGCGTAGCGACCGGCGGACTGCCAAGGCTCCTGCTCGCCGGCCGCGACATGTCGCTGATCTTGGCTGCCACGCTCGCGTCCGGCAAGGTCGGCTTCTACGACGCCAAGACCGGCGCGACGGCCGTCACCCGCAATTACGACAACGTGGCCGTCTGGGTGCCGCCGCGGGCCGCTGTCCTGTTCTCCGACTGCACGCTCGAGCTGGGCTCGTCCAGCGTCGAGCGCGAGTCCTTGGGCGGAGGGGCCGCGTCGGGTGTCTACGAGCCGCTCGTCCCACGCGGCGACTACATGCGGCTCGAACCCGCCGGAGTCGAGAACCGCAAGAACCGCCTCGCGATCGTCGCGTCACCCTCCGACCCTGACCTGATGGGCGTCCCCGCCACACCCAGCGACCTGGAAGCCGACATCTTCGTCACGCCGCGCTACTACGCCGTACCCGACCCCGCCTAGGCCAAGGAGCGCCCCAGCGGAGACGCGCTCGCGCTCAGTTGACGATCTCGGCCACGACTACCGACTGAGGCAGCGCAACCTCGGGCACGCCCACAGCGCAACGCACCTCGGTACCAGCCGGATCGCCCCAGGCCGTTCTCGCCCAAACCTCGACCGCGTGGTCGCCGGCACCCAGGCCCGTGAACAGCGACGAGGCCGAGACGCTCAGCGCCGTCGTGTCGTAGGCATAGGCGGTGCCGGCGCCCTCGGAGATCCCGTCCACGCGCAGCTCGTAGATGCACCCAAACTCGAATGACTTGGCGAGCCCGACCCAGTCAACCTTCAGGGCGCTTGTAGCGTCCTGCTTCGCGTAGGTCCCGAGCGTTACGACCTTCTTGGCCGCGTGCTGGTTGACCATCGCGGACCAGTTCCCGTTGAGCTTGAAGCTTGCGGGCTCTGGCAGCGTGACCTCCTCGGGCGTGACCTCGCCTGGGGCGATCTCGTCGCTAGTGATCTGGTTGGAGGCGATGTCGGAGCGCTTGACCTGATTGACCCCGATGTCGGCCGAGGTGACGCCACCGTTCTTGATGTCGGCGGCGCGGACGCTGTTGTTGGCCAGATCCTTGGTGGAGATCGACCCGTTCTTGATCTGCTTGCCAGTGACGATCTGGACCTTGCCGGCCGCCGCCGCGCCTACCCCCGTCAGCACCGCGAACAGAGCGATCGTCGCGACGACGTTCGCGTAGTGCCTGCTGATCCGCTGCTTCACCGAATTGCCTCCTAAGCCGCTGTCTGAGCGGCCCACTGTAACCCGACTTTCCCATTAGGGAAAGAAAGGACGTACCCCGACATGGCCGTTTTCACGTTCAACATCGCGAAGGGGCGAGCCAACGAGCTCGCCAACCGCATCAACAACAATGACCCGACGAACGCGGTGTTCGTGCTCGTGGCGCTCGTCTCGACGGCGACCGACGCGACGCTCAAGGATCTCGACACGCTTGCGGCCGTCATCGCCGATGGCAACACGGCCGAGGCGACCAACGGCGGCTATGCCCGGATCGTGCTCGACAACGCCGACTCGATCACGGTGACGGTCAACGACACCAGCGACATCGCGTTCGTCGACTTTCCCGATCAGGTCTTCGAGGACATCGCGGCCGGCGACGACTGGACGCACCTCTTCCTCGGCTACGACTCCGACAGCACGGGCGGCGCGGACTCGGCGATCGTGCCGATCACCTGCAGCCCGTTCGTCGTGAGCCCGAACGGCGGCGACATCAACGTCGTGGTCGCGTCCGGCGGCGCTTTCGTCGCGAGCTAGCAGCCGTTCCATGCGGTCGCTTGACCGAGGGGCGGTGACGAGATGGCGATAGCTCACGACGCCAGCACCGACCTCGGGTCGGGCACCGGCGATCTGTCGGCGACGCACACCCGCGGGTCCGCTGTTGGCGGCACCGGCGCGGTTGTGCGCGTCGTGCAGAACACGAACGCCACCGATCAGGTCGACGGTGTCACCTATGGCGGCGTCCCGATGGTCGAGGTGCTCGGGTCGCCGTTCCTGCACCCGACCGGGTCAGAGGACGGGGCGATCTACATCTACTTCCTCGCCGATCCCCCGGCGGGGGCGCAGACCGTGCTCGTCGACACGAACTCGACCGGGTCGTCGCGCACGGCCAGGGTCGACACCGTCGTCTCGGACGTGGCGGGCAGCAAGATCGCGATCGAGGACATCGCCTGGCTCGACCAGTCGACGGGCGCCAACCCGGCGCTGGTGATGAACACCGGCACGAGCGTCGGCACGCTGACCTACGCGGCGCTCCACTCGGGCCAGGACGCGGTGGGGTCGATCGCGGCCGGCTCCGGGATGACCGAGCAGGCCGAGTTCGACTTCGGCTCGCAGACCGCCTCGTTCATCCGGTCGACGTCGGTCGATGCCGGCGGCGGGTTCACCGCGGGCTGGACGGTCACGACCGAGGAGGCCGGCGCCGCGGCAGTCGCGCTACGCGAGGTCGTGCCGAGCGGCCTCTCGCTCCGCGACGAGCTGATGGCCGACAGTCCGAACGTCGCGCTGATGCTCGACGAGACATCCGGTACGGCGGCCGTCGATGAGGTCGGCGGGGCCTCCGGCGTCTACTCAGGCGGGGTCACTTTCGGCCAGGCGATCGGCATACCCAACGACGCCAGTACCGGCGTGGCGTTCGATGGTGTCGACGACAAGGTCCAGATTGCCCACCGCTCCGAGTTCAACGTCGGCGACACGCTGTCGATCCACGTCCGCTTCAAGGTCGACGCGCTCGGCGTCTTCCACTGTCTCTACGACAAGGGCGCCAACGGCCCGATCGTCCGCACGGACTCGGCCGACAACAAGGTCCTGTTCCGGCGCAACAGCGTCGGCGACATCGTCAAGTCGACCGTCCCCGTAATCCTCGGTCGCTGGCACGACCTGTGGGTCGGCAAGAACGGTGCCGGTGGGCACTTCATGGAGCTCGACGGTGTTGATGTCCTCGGCACCGTCACCAACCAGACGCTCACCAACACCGCGATCGCCGCCGGCCTCGCCGCCGCCGACGCCGGCACTACGAACTTCCTCGACGGGATCGAGCACGCCTTCGCGCTCTATCCGAACGTCGTCGCCCGCGACCGCCGCCAGGCCATCACCCATGCGGGAATGTTCGGGCCGAGCGCCGCCGACCAGGACGTCGACCTCGAGCAGGCCCAGGAGACCGACTCAGCAGGGTCGCTCACGCCCGGTCCCGGCGCCGTTGGCGTTGGCCTGGAGCAGGCCCAAGAGGTCGACACGGCCGGCGAGAGCACCCCCGACGCGGAGGCCCCGAGCGGCGAGCTGGAGCAAGCCGCAGAGACCGACAGCGCAGGCGAGGCAACCCCGGCGCCAGGACCGATCGACGGCACCCTCCAGCAGGCCGGCGAGTCCGACGCCGCGGGCGAGCTGTCGCCTGACGCGACCATTGACGTCCCCTTCGAGCAGGCGACTGAGTCAGACGCCGCCGCGGCTTTCTCACCGACGCCAGGGGCGACGGACATAGACCTCGAGCAGGGAGCGGAGAGCGATAGCGGCGGGACGCTTACCCCGGCGCCGGCTGCGACGGGCGCCACGCTGGGCCAGGCGGGGGAGACGGATACGGCCGGGACGCTGACGGCCGTCCAGCCTCCGAGCGTCGAGACCGACGCTGCGAGTCTGGTCAACCCGCGCAATGCCAAGCTGCACGGCGTCGTCAACCCCAACGGGCCGGCCACCCTCGTCGCCTTCCTCTACGGCCCGACGACGAGCTACGGCACGGTCGTCTTCGCCGCCCAGAATCCGCTGGCGGCCGGCGAAGATCCGGTCGACATCTCGGCCGTGATCTCCGGCCTGACGCCGGGGGCCACCTACCACTTCGTCGCGGTAGCCCGCCACGCCCCGCTGGGGCCGATCATCTACGGCGAGGACCAGACGTTCACGACCCCCGAGTCCGTCCCCGCGGCGGCCGTGACCGGCGAGCCGGTCGACGATCGCCTCTACGTCATCGCCGAGCACGCCAACGGCAACATCTCGCGGTGGGCCGAGGACGACCCCGACGCGGACGGCATCCCGCAAGACCTGGAGATCCACGACACCTCGCCGGGCGGCTTCGCTGACGCGTCGTTCACGCTCCTGCGCGACCCGCGGCGCGACTGGCCCGACCTCGCCCTAGTCGACAAGCTCACCGTCCACGGCCGCACCAAGCCGCTCGGGCGCAGCGCCTTCGAGGGTCAGCAAGAGCACTTCCCCTCGGCGCTCGGTGACGATGTGTCGATCGGTGTCAACGCGATCGGGCGGCGCGTGAAGCTGGTCGCGAAGCCGTACCGCGAGCTGATCGTCGACCAGGATATGTCGCGCTGGGGCGACCCGCCGCTGTGGCGCAAGAAGCAGATCGCTGATGACGGCCAGGATCAGCAGAAAATCCAGGTCGGCCTTGTCGCGGGCGGCCTGGTCTTCGATGTCCCCGGCGAGCTGCTCCACAACGGCTGGCGCGGCCAGGCGTGGCAGGAGATGCCCGCCGGTGTGAAGGTCGGCAAGTTCGGCTATCGGGGAGCGCGCACGGGAGCCTTCACGGCCTTCAACGTCCCGGCGCTTCGCGCGACTGACTCCGACACGGCGCCGCCCGCGATCGAGACCTACAACCTGACGCTGGACGACACGCTGCGAACGCTTGCGCTCACGACGGCTCGCCGACGTGTCTACCTCCAGGTCTTCGCCTCCGGCGACACGACGCCCACGGTCGGCACGCAGGAGCGCTACAACGCCCTCGCGCTCTACGGCGACCACGGGCTCACGCTGCGCGACATCGCGGGCGCTCTGCCCGGCGTCTACGGCCACGACGCGCTCGCGCACATCGTCGGTGCCGCTGGCCTGAACTACACCACCGGCCCCAGCGGCTCGATCCGCGACAACACCAGCTTTGTCATCGACCAGCTTGCCTGGCTCGACAGCGGCTTCAAGCGCCTCCAGGCCGTCGAGGAAATCAACGCCTGGTTCCAATGGCGCTGGGAGGTCTGGGAGGACGACACCTTCTGGTGGCAGCCGTGGGACAGCACCGCCCCGTGGATCGCGAGGATCCAGGGCGGCGCGCACTGGACCCCCGCCGGCCGCCAGGCGACCAGCCTCGTCAACGGCGTCGTCGTCGCCTACGAGACCCCGGACGGTCATAGCCGCACGGTCGGGCCGCCCGGCTCCGGCTGCGATTTTGAGAGCGCGCTGCTGGTCGACACGTCGCCGACGAACGAGCTGAACCGCCACGGCGAGGAGCGCTGGGAGGAGCTGACGGTCGGGCACCCGCTGCTCGACCACGCGGCCGTGCAGATCGGCTACGTCTGGATGAACGACCAGAAGCTGCCACAGCGCTCCGGCGACCTCACCATCCGTCCGCTCGGCGAGGGCCATGTCCCGCAGCTCGAGCACCCGACGATCGGGCCGGTGCCGGTCTGGGCGTGCCGCTCCGGCGACATGATCGACCTCGTCGACTTCCCCGATCCTCAGCCGTGGAAGATCGTCGACAAGAGCTACAGCCACGCCAGCAAGACGCTGCGGCTCAAGCTCGACACGGTCACGAACTCGTTGACCGGCCTCTTCGCGCGGCTCGACGTGCGCGCGCGCAACCGGCGCTGACCCATCCCTTTTCGACTAGCGACCCTGGCCCAAGGAGGGCTGTCTGTGCATGGACCTTGCATCGATCGCTCCCGTGGTTGCCGTGGCCGCCGGCCTCGGCACGCTCCTGTTCGCCGCCTTGCGCCATCCGCGCGAGGAGGCCACCGCCGTCGTGGAGCAGCAATCGCACCTGATGACCGACATGCGCGGCGTCGTCGACGAGCTGCAAGAGGCGCTCGAGCGCTGCCGCGATGACCGCGAGTGGTGCCGTAGCGAGCGCCGCCGCCTAGAGACCCGCATTCGACTTCTCGAGCAGCGCCTAACAGACCTCGGACAGGAGATCCCATCGTGACTGCTGACGACATACGCGACGCACACGACGACGCAGACCAGCCGGTGCGCAACCTTCTAGACGGTGTGCTTCGCCGCGAGCGGCGGCTTTGGTACGCCGTTGGCCTCATGGCCGTCTTGCTCGGCCTGGCGATCTACCTCGCGGTCGACGCGAGCTCGCGCGACTCCGGCGCCGCGCAGTCGACCGCTGATGAGGCGGCCGACACGGCAGGCCGCGCCGACCAGCGATCGAAGGGCATCGTGAAGGTGCTCAAGGGCGAGCGCGGCGAGTCCGGTCTCGCTGGCCTGGCCGGCGCGACCGGCTTGCGCGGCCCGCGCGGCACCCGTGGCCCCGGCGGCGCGCGCGGGGCGGCCGGCCCTGCTGGCCCTGTCGGCGCGGCGGGAGAGTCCGGCGTGCCGGGCAGCGCTGGCCGCGATGGCGCTGCTGGCGAGAAGGGCGAGCACGGCACCGATGGCGTCCAAGGCGCGCAGGGCCCGACCGGGCCTGCGGGTCCAGCCGGCCCGCCCGGTCCTGCCGGCCCACAGGGGCCGCCCGGATCGCTCTCAGGCGCGACCGCGACCTGTACCCCGAATGGCGACGGCACGTTCGCCTGCACCTTCGACTGATGGCCGACGAGTCCCGCGCCCGCACGCGCCGCTACCGAGCCCGCCTCGCTGAGGCCCGCGCGGAGTCCGACGCGTTCTGGGCCGACCTCGGCCGGCGCGGCCAAGCGCTCGCCCGCCGTCGCGCCGAGATGCCGCGCCGCGCGAACGGCGCACGGCCCGCGCTCACGAGCGCCGCAAAACGGCACGCCTGACGACGTAGACCGGCTCGCGTCACTGCGACGCCCCACGGCCGCGACAGCGGCGCTGCGGGCGGAGTGGGGGAGCGAGCGAGAAGCCAATCCCGACCCGTAGGAGGTCACCATGCCGTCCCAGCTCGACCGTCGCAAGGCGACGCAGCGTCGCGCGCTGAAGAAGCAGAGCGCCCGCCGCCGCAAGTTCCACGCGATCCGCGTGGCGATCGCGAAGGCCGCGAAGAACATCGCCACCCGCCGCAAGCTGATCCGCGCAGCGGAGGCACCGCCCGGCCAGCTCGCCCTCCAGGCCGCCGGCACGATGCTCGGCAAGACCGAGAGCAACAACCGCGCCCCGTGGCTCCAGTCGATGATCGACTACGTCGTCAAGGCCGGCGGCGCGCTCACCTGGATGGTCGGCCAGCCCTACTGCGGCCTCGGGGTGATCTGGTCCTACCTCAAGGGCGCCGGGCTCAAGCTGCCTGACGGCACCGTCTACACGCCGAACATCCTCAGCTACCACGGCGAGACGTTCACGGCCAAGGACGGCCGCCGATACGTGCTCCGACGTGTCGCGCCGGAGCAGGCGCACCCGGGCGCGATCGTCGTCATGGACTTCACCCCCGGCACGGGCGCCGACCACGTCGCTCTGGCTCGAGGACCGATGCGCGGCGGTGTGATCCCGACCCGCGAGTTCAACACGTCCCCGTCGAACGGCGGCAGCCAGGCGAACGGGGGCGGCGTCTACGACCGCACCCGGCCGCGGGCATTCGTCCTCGGCGTCCTCAACGTCGTCCCTGCCTAGAAGGAGGCTCCGATGCTCAAGTTCCTACGTTCACTCCCGTTGCCGCTCGTCCTCGCGTTCGTGGCCGCGATCGTCACCCGCGTCGCGCTCGAGGTCGGCGGCGATCCGCTCGACCCGTTCTGGGCGGCACTGACCGCGCTCGCGGTCGCCCTCGCCGCCGGCCTGTCCACGACGGACTCCGTCGTGGCGGTCCTGCGGACGCTCGACTCGAAGCTCGTGTCGACCGTCGTCACGACCGGCCTGACCTACCTCGCCGTCGAGCTGGTCGACTTCGCCGAGAACGATCCGCTGCTGCAGGCGTTCGTCTCGCTGGTCGCCGGCTCGATCGTCGGTTACCGCTGGCCGAACGCCGGCACCGTCCTGCGCACCGAGCACGACCCTGGCAGCCCGCCGCTCGACGAGGTGCGCGAGCAGCTCGGCGGAATCAAGGGCTGACCGATGGGACGCGACCCGGCGTTCGAGGCTTTGTGGCGTCAGCATCTCGCCCGCGAGGCGGATGAGAAGCTCGGGATCCGCACGGTTCGCTTCGACGCGATGGTCGTCGATCGGATCGAGCAGGGCCAGCGCGAGTTCGGTGACGCCTTCCTTGCACTGGACTGGGACGGTCCCGGCAACAGCCGCGAGGAGGCGGCGGACATCGGCGTCTACTCGCTGCTCGACACGCTCGGTCGTCGGCTGCGCGGCGAGGGCGGGCTCGCCGAGCTCAACCTCGCCGCACTACACGGCGCGGCGGCGTTCCACTACGCGACCTTGTCGGAGGAGCGCCGGCACGAATAACCCTCAACTAGAGGGTGAGCGTGAGGGAGCTTAAGCCTTCGTCGCCTTCGGGCGGCGGAGGCTTTTGTCGTTCAGGAGGTCGGCAGCTTGCCGGTCTTCTTGTCGCGACCGCAGGACGGGCAGGCCGGCGCCAGAGGCGCTGTGAGCTTCGAGCAGCTCGGACAGGTCGCCCAGACCATGTAAGCGATCGTTCCGATGGCGGTGCCGCCTACAGCCGCCCCCTCGCCAAACACGGCGCCCACCGGCAGACCGACGAATAGCGCCCCAACGAACAATGCGAACAGCACAGTCGTCAACCCCCTGGTGGATTCCTTCTGAGTACGGTCGTGAGCCTATCCGACGTCAATGCCGGCGAACAGTTCGGCGACGCTGACGCCGAGGCCGCGGGCGAGCTTGACGATCGTTCCGACGCGCGGCTCGCGGCCCTGCGTCTCGATCTTGGCGATGTCGCTGTACTTGAGGCCGGACGCCGAGGCGAGCGCCTCGAGTGTCAGGCCGCGCTCCTTTCGGAGCCGGCGCAGGTTGGCGGCGACCTGTTCGGCGGGCTCCACGGGACCGGGATGTCTGGCAGGCGGCCTGCACGTTGTCTATTCCCTAAGAGGAAAAATCGGGTAAGATCGCGTTTCCTGCCCTCCAGTCAAGGGCAGTCGCGCGCCCCGCCCGCCTCCCTCCAAGAACGCGGTCGGGGCGCGCTGTGCGTTCGCAAGATGCGGGGTACGTCGCCTTACTAAGCCAGTTGGGGATTGCACCGTTTCCGACCGGGCTTATAGGTTCGCAAGGCGAGGGGCGCAGGGAAGGGTGTGAGGGAGCTGGCCCTGCGGGGAGAGGTCGACGAGGAAGAAGCGAGCCGCTATGCGGCTGACCGCGAAGTCCTACTCCGCGCCGCCGACCTCATCCTGACCCGTGCTGAGGCTCATCCTCCTGGCCGGCGGCGGGGCGATCTTCTTGAGCTATTCGATCACGCCTGTTGCGCAGCGACGCCGGGTCCACTGGGTCGGCTTCGGGTGCCAGCTCGGGAAGCCGAGACAAGTCCGCAGTAAAGAACTCGTAGGGCAGCCCAGTTGCAATCGCGATCTCGCGCAGCTCGCCCCGCTTCGGAAGTCGACGGCCGGTCTCGATGCGGATAAGCGTTGATCGGCCGATCTCCGCCGCCTCGGCCATGTTGTCGAGCGACAGGTCTCCGTAGGCGCGCGCCGCTCGGACGCGGTGCTTGATGTCTGCTGGGAAGGCCACGTAACCCAGGAGATTCGCTGACCCGAGGCGGAAGCTTCTGAACCATTCCGAACGAAGTTGCACGTTTCCAAACGTTCTGATACGTTTCGGATCAATGCGACAGGGACCTAACCCCCGGCCAGGCGCTCCGAACCACGATCTACTTCGCGCTCGGGCCAGGAAGCACCTCTCGATCGACGCCCTCGGCCGCATGTCGGGCGTCAGCGGCAAGACGATCCGCGACATCGAGAAGGGCCGGGTGCGCAACCCGCACATGGAGACGCAGGCGCGGCTCGCTCGCGCGCTCCAGTACGAGGACCCGCTCGACCTGTTTCGGCCGGAGAGGAACGCCTGATGGTCAACCTCCTGGCCGAGCGCAAGAACCGCGGCCTCAGCCAGCAGGAGATGGCCGACAAGATCGGCGTCACCCGCCGAGTGTGGGCCGGAGCCGAGACGGGGGAGAGCGAGCCGCGCGGCAGGAACGCGCGCAAGATCGCTGACTTCCTCGAGCTGCAGGTGACGGACATCTGGTCCGCCGACGACGAGCCGGCAGCGGAGGCCGTCGCGTGAATCTCCGGCTGCTCAACCTCGCCGCTGATGTCTTCGCGGAGATCGAGTACGGCCTCGTTGTCGCCAGCGACGCCGTCCGCTGGGCTGCTCGCCGAGTCGGCGATGCTGGCTCGGCGTTCGAGGATCGTGCGTTCGAGGAGGCGCGACGGTGATCGCGTCGGTGCTGATCCACGGGCCGGTGTGGACGGTCGCGCTTCTGCTGGCCGTGGCTGCGCTCCTGGTCGTCGGTGCGCGTCGTGAGAGGGCGAGCGACTGATGCCGGTTCGTCCCTCAGCCCGCCGTATCGAGGCGCGCGCAAGCGAGCGGCCCGCCACCCGGCGGGCCGGCCTGTTCGCGTGCCTTCGCCGGCCTTCGGCGCCGCTGACCGAGCGTGAGTGCTACGAGCGGATCTACGCGCCATGTGGAAGGACGGTGGGTCGGTGATCGCGGCGCTACCGCTGCCGGTGATTATCGGGATCGCCTGGGTGCTCGGCGTGATCGCCGTGGCCGCGATCCTGATCGGGCTGGCGGCGCTCTATCAGCGTCTCGTTCTCGAGCCGCGACGCGAGCGCCACGACGCCGCAGTCGGTGCAGCGTCACGCGCGGGCTACGAGGCTGGTGAAGCTGCGGCGTTCGCTCACCAGATCCCCGAGGTCGAGGAGCTTGAGCCGTGGCGGTTCTCGGCGATCGCGCCGCGGTGGCGTCGCCGTCTGGTGACCGACCACAACGCGCGTGCGGCGTGGGCCGAGGCGTTCCTCAAAGGTCACGCCGCGTGTGTGAGAGCGAAGGCCGATGTTGCACTCGGCTTTACGTTCACCGCCGAGGACTTCGCCCTGCTCCAGGCGGTCGCTAACGGAGAGCGGGCCGGGTGAGCGCGGTGGCGACACGTCGTCGACCCGCGACCGCTCCCCGCCCCTACACGGTGACGCGGATCTTCGAGCTTCGGCGTGACGGCTACGACCGGCCGGAGTGGGTCGAGGTCGACGTGATCTCGACGCGGGCGCGGGCGAACGTGGCGCTGTCGCGGTGGCTGCTCGAGCAGGACGACCCAGAGCCGCTGTCGGGGACCTACCGCGCGGAGAACGACCTTGGCGGCCATGCCGAACAGGCGTGGACCGGAACGTGAGCAATCGAGAGGAGATCATGGCCGACGAAGCAGATCAGGAGCCGGCAACGGTGCAGACCAAGCCGTATGCCCAGTTCCTACAGGAGCAGCGGCGAGGGACGCTCCACAAGGAGCTGTCGGAGTCGCTTGCCGAGATCGTGGCGGGCGTCCAGCAGCACGGCAAGAAGGGCGCCTTGACGCTGAAGGTGACGGTCGCGCCGGGCAAGGTGCCGGGCACGTTCATCGTCAGCGACAAGGTCACGGCCGATGTGCCGATCGCCGACGCCGAGCCGTCGCTGTTCTACGCCGACGACGACGGCAACCTCAGCCGCCGCGACCCGCGCCAGCCCGAGTTGACGGGCCTGCGCGACGCCTCGGCGGATCCCACCACGAAGGATGAAAGGCAGGCACTCTGATGTCGGACGCTCAGGCGGTCATCGACAACGCGCTCATGGGCGCGGAGCCCGAGGTGCTCGATCCCTCGAAGCAGTACGGGATCATCGTCCCGGCCAACGCGACCCACAGGGTCGTTGACCTGGAGAAGTTCCTCCCGGTGCCGAACCGGGCGCGGGCGACGTACAAGCCGTCGACCGTGGACGCGTTCATGGAGGTCGTCGATCGTCTGCTCGAGGAGGGCGCAACGACGATCTGGGTCGACGAGGGCAAGACGTCCAGCGGCAGCGCCGGTGCGACGGTCGTGGCGGTCCTCAACGACAACGCCGAGAAGGCGGGCTGGGGCGACCACCGCGTCGAGCTCGCGCTGAAGCCGTCTGCGGAGTGGGAGCGCTGGCTCAAGCTCAACGGCCGGTTCATCAAGCAGCTCGAGTTCGCCGAGCACATCGACAGGTCGCTGCTCGACATCGCTAACCCGGACGGTGCCGAGCTGCTCGAGATCGTCCAGTCGATCGAGGGCACCGAGACGGCCGCGTTCAAGTCGACGCGTCGGCTCGACAACGGCGCCCGCGGGTTCCGGTACGAGGCCGACATCGAGGCGAGCGCGGGCCAGGAGGGCGAGCTGGAGGTTCCGACCGAGTTCGGTCTCGTCCTGGCGACGTTCGTCGGCGAGGTGACCCAGCCGGTGACCGCGAAGCTGCGGTACCGCATCCGTGGCGGTGAGCTGCTGATGGGCTACGACCTCGTCAACCTCGACAAGATCCTCGAGGACGCGGTTCGAGACATCACCGGCCGCATCTCCGAGAAGTTCGACGGCAAGGCGCCCGTCTACCGCGGCACCGCCCGCTCCGCGACCACCACGTCGGCCGCAACCTCGGCGTGA